ATTATATTTGTCTCCAGTTGTCCAGAGAATTTTCGAATCACTATATATGATTTTACCGTCATCAAGTAATGTTGGGTCTTTTAATGTAAAGAGAAATCCAGCAGTTCCATCTCGTTGTGATACGAGATTTTGTTCATAACCATTAAGTAATGCACGGAATTCTTCAAAAGTGACATTATCTGGTCTGATATGATAATCAAGATTACCAGTATCACCAGTCCCATTTAATGCGAATGGATTACCTTCAACTTGTAGTTTTAAATAACTTTTCGTAACACCACTTGGATAAATATTACTAACATTTACTGTGTTTCCAGTATAACCAATTATTTTAAATAAGGTGTTGGGTTCAAGGCTTGACCAAATCACGTACTTATCATATGACAGATTCAGATTTTTTAACTCATTATCGTCTGGTAGACTATCATTTCCGTTATTATATACTAAACCAAAAGTATTTGTTGTATATGCAGTTGGTACGTAGAACGTTGAAATGTCAGCAACTTCATCATAACTTAATTCCACATATGTTGGATTACCACCAACAATTTTCTGTGAATTAGCGAACAGCGACCCCGGGTACTCCACAATGACATTCTGAATACTTACTCTAAGAAACTCATATGCTGACCCGTATCTCACATAAGTATTTAAATCTGATTTATCGAGATTAAGTACAGCATTTGTTGTATATAATTGAATTATATTTGATTGGATGTCGGAAACACCCATAGTTTCTAACGTAACTGGACGAACAAAAGAACTTAGAGTATCTGTGTAGTTAATCGTTGTCTTACCATCAAAGTTTGACGTAACAAAAAACTTCCCAAATGAAAATATTGTGTTGGATGGGGTATCGTTAAAATAATCCCCATTTAAGTTCCCATCAAGATTCGTTTTTACAACTTTTACTTTTGCCACAGTTTATGATTTAATATAAATACGATAAAAAGAAAAATCCCAATTGATTGTATTGGGATTTCTTGATTTTATTTAAAATATCTTATTGAACATCACCAGTAACCTCATCAAAGTTCTGAGTTTCGTCAATATTTGTTCTTTTTTCCTTCACTTCGTATAACGGAACATCATTAACATCGTCTTTGATTTCATAGATATTAAATTGTCTTGTTATTACTCTATCTTTGTCGTAATATGTAAGAATACCGTTATCAACGTCTTTAATTTGTTCACCAGCCACATAGTTTGTAAGAGTATCAATGGTATTCTGAACCATATCGACCTCAATGACGAGTGGTGAGAAAAATGTGTTTGAAATAATAATCATCTGGTCAGGATTACCTATAAACGGAGACGCATTTGGTTTCACATCACTTGAACTACTTGGAGTGAGTTGTACGAAAAGCAATGTACCAGTATCATCAAATCTATATCTAATTGCTTTCTGACTTGTATTTCCAACATTTTCACTAACTGGAACAACTTTATTAGCTGTCACAACATATCGAACAACGTTTCTTATTTTATCTCCATTATCTGGGTCAATATATTCAATGCGATATCCTTGTAATGCATTATTTGCTCTCAGACCTTCTGGTAGTTGGTTGGCATCAAGTACAATTCCCTTAACACTTGGTAGTGATGACAATACGCTACAATCAACAATGACTGAATTGACTTTTTTAGGTTTGAGATATATTGTATATATACCCAAATTCCCAAAAACCGTTGCTGGTAGTCTTAACGTATAAAGACCTTCTAATAGATTTTCGTCACCAACAATTTGTTCATCATCTGGAAGATAATTATACCGTAATATCTCACTTGAAACTAATTTTATTACCTTATCGGGTGGGAGAACTTCCCTGCTTGGTACATAACTATAATAAACATCGATATCATCAACGCTTACGTCTGCGGGTCTTGTTGTGCCATAAATTCCTACTGCCATCTTATGTATTGTTTACTATATTAAAATATTTTCCACCAGCATATGTGGTCAAGTCAACCAAATTCCTGATATATTCCAACCTATAATTTTTATCAAATGCCGACAAATCATATCTAATTATAAATACATCATCAAAGATTTTCGGATTACTTATAATCTTTTCTTTATTCGGGTTTTTTATATATGTTCCACCTGTAATGAAATTAGGTTCAGTTATTCCTTGACCCACATAAGTAAATGTTGTCCCAGAAGTAACACCAGTTAAATAATCAACATATTGAATACCACCAATATAATAAGTCATAGTTACCCCAGAAACTGAATTACCGTAATCCACACCATCGGTTGTCCAATTACCACCACTAACGTATTGATTAGCAAACACCGTTGATGTTGTGTATTTGCGTAACTCCGCTAATCTACTATTTTCTGTTGTACCAGTTATCATTATATTTAATTATTCGACATAACTAACAAGAATATAACCTCTGTTAATAGACCCGTTATCAAAATTACCGTTACTAAAATAAAAATCCCATTTTCTTGAAAGGTCAATCTGAGCATTAGATGCTGATGTCGTGTAGTTTATCTTCCACCACGCAGATATTTCTTCATTGGAATGAGGATGTCCTATATCCTGAAACGAACCACTATCTGAGATTATCGTTACTTGAATACCTCTAATCTTACTTCTTGCAACACCTAATGAAACGCTCTTCCCGGGTGTTCCAAGCATGTTCCATGCACCAATATTTACACTCTTTTGTAGAATTGTTGGTGTAGGTGGTATGGGTGGAACTGCACTTATTATCCACGTTCTTAAATCAGCAGCAGTTATGTTTTTATAAGGACTCCCAGACTTACCTAACGCAAATCTATCGGTAGTAAGTGGTGTACTTGTTAGTATTAAATCTTGAAAAAGTTTTCTATCAGCCATAATTATTCGTATGTTAAATTAATATTATCATCATCCACAAATGGATTACTCACACTATCCACAAGATAAAATGTTTCTTCTGGTGGTATTGGTGGTTCTGGTTCTACTGGTTCGGTATATGAATCAAAGAAACCTACATCAACTGCAACTTGTTTTAACCCAAATTTTACATAATAAGTTACACCAGTGTCTGGAATAATTACATAACATGTACCAGTAGTACCTGTACATGCTGTTATTCCAGTAGTTACTGCCAGTAATATCGTTTTCTTCAGTATTTCCATTAAATAACATTCTTTCTCAGCAATACTTTAATATCTTTCTCAGGATATTTGATTTCAAACATCGAATCTCGTGTCGAATAAATTGTATTATTTACTATCTGTATTTCACCAGTACTGGTATTCGATATTGGTTGTGTAACGGTATTGCTTGAATACTGACCACCGACCTTATTAAATACCTTAATAGTAATAATGTTTATCACACCATTTGCTCCCAAAATCTGTTTCTGAAGTCTACCAAGAAAAACATCTTGATTCATTTCATGATTATTGATGCTAAGTGATTCTGTAACAATATTAATAATACTATTCGCTATCTGATTATCTGCTGTATTTTCAACATATACATCGATTTCAAACCCCAGATTAAAAATCTTACCATCTTTGATTTCGATGTAATCATTAATCATTCTGTATTGTGTTAGGTATTCAGCGATATTTGACTTCATTAGTGATGTACTGCTGTTATCTAACTTACCATTAGAACTTATCCCCAGAATCGAAATAACCACCTTATTGTTGATTTTAAACGCATTTGCACGATATGGTGAACCGAACTCCCCGGGCATTTTATATGTCTGCAATAAGTAATCCGTAAGTGTTACGTCTCTGAATTGACTACTAAAATTATATTTAATCAACTGTCTGATTTGTTCAGTACTTAACCCATCATTTCCACCAATTGCTGGAATCGGGTTAGTTGTTTTCAGACTTCTTTGAACCTGTTGGTTCTGGTCTTGACGAGAACCAATCACCTTTAAATTAAATGAACCAAGCTGTGTTAGGACATCTGAACCGATATTTGAAGCCACACCGCCACCAGTTCTGTATTTAACAAATAGGGTGTAATTCGCTTTCAACTTCTCACCCAATGCCGTGTTATTTAAAAAATTATCTAAAAAATCTCTATTACTAACCCCCTCTTTTAAGAAACCCTGTTGAAACGCAGTAAGACCACCATCTCCAGAACCAAAAGTTAATTTACAATAACCTTTCGGTGTATATTCTTTTATAAATTTTTTCGTGATATCAACCCATGTAGCTGCTTTTATATTATTTGTTGTGGTATTTGCACTTGAAGCCAGACCGTCTTCAAGAAAAACACGTTGTTGTGCCAGATAATCAACCTCATAATATCTTTCACCTAATTCAAAATAATTTTCTTTGGTTGGATTTGTTGACCAATTAGTGCCTTGCATCAGATATGCGCTTTCGATTTCAATGACATCGGGGTCAGGTAATGTGAAGGTGAGAAACGGAATAACATCACTGGTACTAATTACTTTTTTAAAAACACTTGTTCCACCATTTATAACAACCTCTCTTTTTGTAACGGTGTAACTAACAGGAATACCATTAGTGTTTAGATTCGGTATAATACTACGGTTAGGGTCTCCAAGATTACTGATTGGTGAATTCCAGTTGATATTATTTTGGGTTTCGAATATCTTACCACCACCAAGTACTTGCGCACCTGCTTCCAATACTGGATAATAACTGGTATCAGGAGTATTACCAAGAACAGGAACAACAACACTAAAATCAACAACAGTAACTGACGGTCTACGTGCGGGAATATTAAATCCCATGTTTTTTGCAATATTTAGAATACTTGCTCGTTGTTGTGCATATTCTAATTGAGTTTCTTGGAATGCTCTATCTGTGTTAATACTGAGGTTATTAGTTACACCAGCATTTAAGTCGATAAGCATTGCACCGACACTTGAATCCGTGAAGTCTGAGAGGACTTCTGGATACATTTGTCTGATTAATGAAATCAGGTCTACCCTAATCTGCCCGAAAGTTCTGCTTCCGTATTGCACTACGTTTGTTGTTGTATCTGTTGCCATGTTTTATATTTTAAAAATTTAAGTCAAGATTACCACTTTCGGTTAATGAACCCTCGGTATATACGAATTTAACATTAACATTTAATTGGTTTTCATTTATCACATTCCCCTCTTCATCAGTGAGGCGATTAAAACTCACCGAAGTAATTTTAACTTCT